ATCTTGAAGAGCTAAATCGCCCAAACAAGCGGCCAGGTGATGGAGCTTCTGGATTCATGACATCCACTGCCAGGCAATTTACTCCCGCTTCCGGCCGCTGGCCCGCCAACCTCATTTTGGATGAAGTCGCAGCGGAGATGCTGGATAAGCAGAGCGGGGTTCTGAAGACTGGTGGGTTTAGGGACGGAACTATTTGCCAAGCCAGAGAGGCGAAATCCAAGGGCGCGGAGGCAGAGCGGGTTCGTGAAGCGCGCGAACCATCCATCGGCGGGGCCTCCCGCTTCTTCTACGTCGCCAAAGCGAGCAAGTCGGAGCGTGGCGAAGGCAACGCCCACCCCACCGTCAAGCCCATCAAACTCATGCGCTACCTGTGTCGCCTTATCACGCCACCAGGCGGGACGGTGCTTGATCCGTTCACCGGGTCGGGGTCCACCGGTGTGGGCGCTGCTGCCGAGGGGTTCGACTTCATCGGCATTGAGCGCGAGGCGGAATACGTGGCGATTGCGTCTGCCCGATACGGTGCGGCCACCCACGCGGCTAATGCAGTTTAAGAACACCGTTAAGCAAGACCAGCTTATGGCGATGCTTGCCGGTGACGCTCGCTACCTCATGGCCTACGGTGGCTCGAGAAGCGGCAAGACCTTTGGGCTATGCAAGGCGCTTCTGATCCGCGCATCCAAAACCAAGTCACGTCACGCCATTCTTAGGCTCAAGTTCAACCACGCCAAAACATCTATCTGGATGGATACACTCCCAAAGGTAGCATCGCTCTGTTTCCCTGGGCTAGTCACACACGACAATTGGAATAAGACGGACTACTGCCTGAGCCTATCGAACGGCTCAGAGATATGGGTGGGCGGTCTAGACGATGCCCAGCGGGTAGAAAAGATTTTGGGCAAGGAATACTCCACGCTTTACTTCAATGAGTGCTCTCAGATCCCATACCGATCAATCAACATAGCCCTGACCCGTCTCGCTGAAAAGAACGACCTTGTGAAGCGGGCCTACTTCGACATGAACCCGCCCACTAAAAGGCATTGGTCCTACAATCTTTGGATCCGAGGCATATCGCCTGACGACGAGACGCAGCCGGTTGACCGTAGTGAGTACGCATCCATCCTCATGAACCCGTCGGACAATATCGAGAACATCGACGGGGACTACATCGTAAAGATCCTAGACCGCCTCCCCGAGAAGGAGCGCGCCAGGTTCAAGGAGGGAGTGTTCGCCGATGCCGACGACGGGCAGGCCTACTATGCCTTTGATCGGGATACTCACCTCGTTCCGTGCGACAGGAAGCACTCGGTAGGCACCCTATGCATAGGCATGGACTTTAACGTTAATCCCATGACCGCCGTGGTTGGATACGTGCAGGATAAGATCTTCCGGGTTATCGACGAGATCTATCTACCCAACTCCGATACCCCAAAGATGGTAGCCGAACTAATTAAGCGTGGATATCGCGGTGCGACGGTGTTTCCGGATAGCACGGGGAAGAACCGCAAGACGTCCGGTCGGTCCGACTTTGACACACTAAGAGAGTCAGGATTCACCATTCACGCTACCCGTAACCCTCTCGTCAGGGACCGCGTGACCAACACAAATAGACTCCTGACCGATGGCCGTATAGAGATCGACCCCAAATGCCGCTACCTAATCAATGATCTTGAGAAGGTCGCCTGGGTGGACAACGAGCTAGACAAGAAGTCGGACCCGTCACTGACCCACGTTTCGGATGCTCTGGGCTACTGGCTTTGGTCTATCGAGCAATACACAAAGCCGGGCGCGATTGTCATCGGGTGATGCGTTCCGTACCATCTCACTTAAAGGCGGACCATGGACTACAAGCTGACACCAGACTTTATCCTTAAGACTATTGGAGAGATCGAGGGGAAGGAGAACATCGACCGCAAGCGTCGCGCCTGGATCTCCTCCCAGGTTCGTGAGGGCGCAGTCTATGACTACGTTCAGGCACGACTCAAGCAGATGTATCCCAAGAGCTGGCCCATGTATTCGGTAAGCGAGTATAGCCTCCTGGCGAAGATCGTCCGCAAGAAGGCCATGGCCTACAAGCAAGCCCCGGTGCGCCGCGTCGAAGATGAAGCAGCACAAGAGGCATATGAGCAGGTCGCCAAAGACATGAAGCTCAACAAGGCCATGAAGTCTTTCGACTCGGTGTATAACGAACACAAGTACGCAATGATGGCGATTCTCATGGAGACGGTCGACAGTGCCCCGAAGTGGCGCACCTTCGCACTCGCCCCATACGAGTATGACTGCATCTTTGATGGTGCAGGCGAAGTTAAGGTGGTCATCCTGTCCTACCCGCCAGCCACGGTTACCCGCCTGAGTGATGGTATTGATCAGGCAATCGCAGAGCCAAACTCGGGTGATATGCGCTCGAGAAGCTATGAGTTCTGGACCGGCGAGGAGTACATTCGAGCGAGTGTTGAAGGGCCTATGGGTCGCCCCAATCCCGGCAAGCTATCCATCGAACCCATGGGCGCCAACGGTGCTAACCCCTACGGTGTCCTGCCATTTGTCTACGCACCCTATACCTATGACGTGGACTACCCCGTGCGCTCACCGCTGCCCAGTCAGACGGTAGAGCTGAACGCATTGATGAGCGTCTATCTCACTAGCGCAAATATGCAAGTGGGGGTGTTCTGTCTTAAGTACCCTGCCGGGCAGGAAGTTAAGCCGGTCAGTGGATCCATGTATACCGTGCTCCAGCTCCCCCAATCGACTAACCCGGACGATCCATCTACTGATGCCGAGTTCATCTCTCCCACCCCTAACCTTCCTGGTCACCGTGAAGCCATCACCACATACGCGGGCATGATCCTCGACGAAGCAGGCATCGGATCGCAGGGGCTCACTGGCGACATGGCGCGATTCACATCTGGGCTTGATCGCCTCATCTCTATGGCCGACGTTCAAGAGATCATCGAAGACAACCAGGAGACTTACCGCGAAGTGGAGCAGGACATTTTCCGCATTGTTTCACAGCAGCTTTTAGCGATTAACAACTCTGTTCTCGTGGGCCAGCAGCTTGGCGTCACCTACATTAAGCCGAAGGTCATGGTTAGTGACTCCGAGATTCTCGACAACATGGCAAAGATGAAAGCCCTAGGGATCTTCTCTGACTACGAAATCCTGCAAGTCTTCGACCCCAACCTTTCAGAGGACGAGGCGAAGCTTAAGTTGTCCATGATCATGCAAGAGCGTGGTCGCATGGTTGATGCAATGGAGGGCGAAGATGTCGGAGATGAGCCAGAGCCAGGTGACGTGGACGCTGACGATTGATGAACTATCCGGAGTTCCCGGAGAGTTAAAGCGCGCCGTTCTTAATGAGGTAGGCGAGTACCTTGTAACGTCCGTCCTGGACTATGTCGCAGAGTCACGCTCACCCGTGTCTGGTGGAAAGTTCAAGGCAAAGCTATCCGACGACTATGCCAAGCGCGAGGGCAAGGATACGGCGAACCTGGATCTAACCGGCTCCATGCTTGACTCTCTGACCTATCGCATTAGAGGCAACTCGGTTGAGATAGGAGTCTTTGATTCGGACGAGGCACCCAAGGCATACAACCACAACGTAGGCGACACGCTACCACAGAGGCAGTTCATCCCTATGGAGGATCAGAAGTTTAAAAGCGAGATCATGGCCGGCATAGATGAAGTCATTGAGGAGATCCTGAGTGGCGGGGTTTAAGAAGGCTTTCACCAACATCGGAAAAGATCTATCCAAGCGCGTAGAGCGTGGCCTTAAGCAGTCATATTGGAACGAGCTTTATAAGAGCGGACTTGTCGACACAATCGTGGGCTTCATCCGCAAGGGCGTCTCAGTAGTCCAGGGCGAGGGTCGCTTTAAGGAATACTCGGACGGCTACATCAAGGCGATTAAGGACAAGCGCTATCCCGGTAAGAAGAGAAGTCCGGTCAACCTCACGCAGTCGGGCGACATGCTGAGCAGTTTAAAGTTTCAGAAGTCAGACGGCATTTTGAAGTTTACATCCCCGTTGGCGCAGTATCACAACGACGGTGAAGGCAATCTCCCCGAGCGCAGACTATTGCCAAACAGGGACGGCGAAAGGTTCAATCCAAGGGTGAGGAAAGTTCTCAGGGATTCTCTTGCTGCTGCTGTTAAAAAGCAGGCGAGGTCGCTGGGCAATATCGGAAGCATCAGGTTTAAATTTAAATAGACGGATCATTTTCGGTGCGTCAATAATTAGGGGGCAGTATGTCAGCAGGCGAAGGCCAGCAAGCTCAAGGCGAAGGCCAAGAGGTTAGCGGTGAGGTGAATTCCCAAGCGGAACTCGAAAAGCTCAAGGCGACTAATAACCGCCTGCTCGCAGAGTCCCAGGAGTGGAAGGCGCGCTTCAAGGATGAGATGGCGGCAAAGGAACGCGCCACCAAAGAGCAGCTTGAGAAGGACGGAAACCTAAAGGGGCTTGCCGAGCAACTCCAGAAGGAAAACCAGAAGCTCAAGGAAGAGTTAGGTTCAACTCGCTCAAAGGTTCTCAAGGCAAATATTCGCAGCAAGGTTGCGCGTTTTGCCGGTGAGGTTCACGACCTGGAAGACGTGCTTAATCAACCGCAATTCAAAGACGTGTTGCAGACAGGTATTGATCAGGAAAACCTCGAGCTTAACGACGACGCAGCCAAAAACTACGTTGCGGAAGTTCTCAAGGCGAAGCCATGGCTGCGTAAAGCTCCAGGGCCTATGAACGTCAATACCAACAAGCCAGCATCCAGCACCTCGAGTGGAGCAAGCTTCAGCGAAATGTCACTTGAGGAGTTAAAGAAGTACGCAATCCAGAATTTTAAAAACTAGTAAGGAGATACAATGCCCGACGCAATTACCGGTAATACTCAGATGGTAGCCACCAAGCAAGACTTGATTGCGGCTGTCGTCCAGAAGGAACTCAAGCACCGCGCCATCCTGGCACCCTTCTTCATGGACCTGTCCAGCCTGGCCGTCAAGGGTGCCAAGACTGTTTCAATCCCTAAGATGACCAGCTTCACCGCCATTGACCGCGCCTCTGGCGTAGCTGGCGACTCCACCGTATTGAGTGCCGCCGTGGACCAGCTCGCCCTGGAATGGAATGCATATGTTGCCTGGTTGATTGACGAATCTGACGCTGTGCAGTCTACCATCGACTGGGAACTCATGACCGTCACCCGCGCTGCTTCTGCTCACGCTCGCTTCTTCGAAAGCAAGCTGATCGCCGCTGCCTTCGCCTCTGGCAAGCTTCTGACCGCTGGTGCCATCACCCGCGATAAGATCCTCGAGGGCCGCGAGTATCTGCGCAAGAACGAAGCCGATCTGTCTCAGGTTATCCTCGCCGTTGCCCCCGACCAAGAGACCGCCCTCCTCAAGATCGACGAGTTCACCCGCGCCGATATCTACGGATCCGCCGTCGTGCCCAATGGGGTCGCAGGCCGTTTGTACGGCATGCCCGTCGTAATTCACTCTGGTCTTGCCGATGGTCAGTACTTCCTCGCTGAGAGAGAAGGCCTGGCATACGCATTCCAGTCTGGTCCTAACTACTCCGAGCAGGGTGCCAACGAGTTCGGCGCACTTTCCAAGAGACGCGCTATGGACCAGTTGTTCGGCGTGAAAGCGCTTCAAATCGACCAGGGTATCGCCACCGGCGGCAAGTCTGCCCTGATCGCCTGTAGCGCCTAAGACTAAGTGCAGGTAGAAAACGTACCAAACTTCCTTGCTGCCTCGACCCCTCAAGGGTTGAGGCAGCTCTGTTTCAAGACAAACCTGCGCCTGGGTGGTCAGGTTATGTTTCACAGCTTCCAATTCGTTGATGGCCAGTGGTACTGTTGGTTCACTGAAAAGATATCAGTCGGACCGATGGCGCCCAGGGAAGTAAAGAAGAGGTCCTAAGTGGCTTTAGCCGGTGACGTCAAGGACAGGACATACGCAGCCTTCCGCGACGCTGGTGGCAATCTATCCAAGATCGCCGTCGTCATTGAGCAAGACTCCCCGATCCCCATCGAGATTGCGGACAACATTGCCCAGCAGATATTCAAGGCAGAGGATCGAACGCGCGCCTTTTCGTGGGCCGACTTCGGAACCAAAACCGAGCGCGTCACAACCATCATATATACGGCCCCTAGTGTTGGGGTCTACACTCTAACAAGAACATTTAGCTACACCCAAGTGGGCTCCAGGTATCGTCTGGATAGCGAGGGTCTGGTGTTGTCATAGAATCATTTAACGTTAAGCCTCACTAATACCGCGGAGATCAGAATGAAGACACTGGACGCACAACTACTTTCCTCCACTGGCACATCATACGACCAAACACGCACCACCCTTTCCGGTCGCGTTACACAGCGTACCGTCGACTCTAGGCCGGTGCTTGGCCCATCACCCACTCGATTCCTGGACGTGTTCTCGGACACTGCCGGTGCCTTCACGCCGCTCACCACGATGTTTGCTAGCGACAACGGGCGGGTGTTCATGATCGGCGCCATCGCGGGTGGTGCTCTTCCAGTTGTTTGCTACGAGATCAACCAAACCACCGGCGTTCATGCCTACGTTGGGCGAGTCAACATCGCCATGCCGTCATCTCCTGCGATTGTGCACACAGTGCGATCCATCAAAGTGATTGATGATGGTGTGTCTGGCTGGAAAATCTACGTTATCGCTACCGGGACAATTCTTTTCGGTGGGTCTGGTGTATTGCTTGCGAATAACATTGCAAGGGCGGACTTCTCACAAGTCTCTCCCCCTACAA